ATGAATGTTAGTAATTACAAAACACCTTATGAATTGTGGGAGGAAAAGACAGGTGCTAAAAAGCCTGTATTTCAAACGAGTGAAGCAATTGAAAAAGGAAATGCATTGGAACCTATCCTCATTGAATTGTTCGGTGTCCTTTATAAAAACAAGTTTGATTTGATTGATACGAAAGATATCAGTTTATCAAACAAGAAATATCCATTTTTAAGAGCTAATTTAGATGGGGCAATGATTGAAATTGTAACCAAAGAAAAATGGGGATTGGAAATCAAATCAACAACTATTCAAAATGGTGCAATGTTAAAAGAATGGGCCAATGATCACATTCCAATATGCTACTACTTCCAAGTTTTGCATTACATGATCACAACAGGTCTTAGACATTTTGTCCTATATGCCATTCTTGATATTCCTTGGGCAAATAACGGCGCAGGAAAACAAGAAACAAGAGTTGTTTATCTACACTATGATGATTTGGTACTAGATGCTAAATATCTATTCAAAACGGAATTGTGGTATTGGAATTTAATAAAAACTAAAACTCCACCTCCATTTTTAGAAAACAGGAATAAGGAATTAAAAGAAGTCAGTTAGAAAGGAGAGCCTATATGAACGAAATTCAAATTAAATATGAAAACAATCAAATGCTAGTAAGTAGCTTAGAGATTGCTAAAAATTTTGGTAAAGAACACAAAAATGTGTTGCAAACAATTGGAAATCTCGTAGCTGAAAATTCAGCCACGAAATCAATGATATATGAAACTTCTTATGAAAATAGAGGTAGACAATATCCTATGTATTTAATGAATAGAGATGGTTTCAGCTTATTGGTTATGGGATTCACAGGAAAGGAAGCTCTTGATTGGAAAGTTAAATATATTGAGGCATTCAATGAAATGGAGAAAAAATTAAATGATCCTGAATTTTTAGTTCAACGTTCAATGGATTATTTAAAAAGTCGATGTGATGCATTGTTACTAGAAAATAAAGAATTGAAACCTAAAGCTCTATTTGCTGATGCAGTAAGTGCCAGCAATGAATCAATCTTGATTGGTCAGTTGGCAAAGCTTATCAGACAAAATGGCTATGAGATTGGTCAAAATCGTTTGTTTGAGTGGATGAGAGAAAACGAATATCTAATTAAAAAGGGTGAACGTTACAATCAGCCTACTCAAAAATCAATGGATCTTGGATTGTTTGAAGTCAAAGAAAGAACAATTACTAATCCAGATGGAAGTACAAGGATTACATTGACTACTAAAGTAACAGGTAAAGGTCAAGTGTATTTCATAAATAAGTTTTTATCGTAGAAGGGAGAAAAAAGAAAATGAATGAGTTTCAATCAGGGCTACTTAATG